CCGTGCACAAGTTACAACCCCCTCTTTCTGCAACACCGCTGAAACATTCGAGAACAAGACTGCCACTGAATTGGCTCTGGTGCTTTGCCAGACAATTGGGGCGGAATTGTACTCTGTAGCGATTGTGATAGGCAACATGGCCTCAATCACATTCTGTGCCTGCGCGTTGGTGAGTGGAGCTGAGCTGCCGTGGTTCGAGGTGGTGGTGCCATAACGGATGTTGCCCCCATATGTCGGGTTGGTAGTCACAGTGACTTGCAACGACTCAATCCTAAAGGCAACGGTCCCGACGGGCATCTCAAACACAAAGCCGCCATCTCCTGTAGCTGCATTCACAGCACAAGTTCCACTCGCAGTGAAGGTTTGTTGGTCCAGATTGCTATCAAGATAATATCCATCAACGTCTAAGGCAGTTGCGCCTGGATCGTTGTTGAAGTCCAACTCGACAGCTCCCTTGTTCGTAATACAGGGCACGTACTCAAGTCCTCCATACACGTACATGGGGAGCCCCGGAACTGGGGATGCAGTAGAGTATGTGTAGACTGTCATACGAGGGTCAGGTGCCATGACAACTGTGTGTCGGGAGGTGAAGACCATCCCTTCAATTGCCATAGAGCGGAACGCTGACATCCGTTGTGCCGTTTTTATTACTCTCCAGAGTGGAAACACTGGGTCTCGGATGACTGCAATCCTAGTGCCTGGATCGCTTGCATCCACGACCTCGTCGGTAACCAGCGTGAAAGTGTCGGTGAAACTAAGCACAGAGGTGCGCTCCAGAGCCGGAAACGAGGGGATCCGCAATGGGCGGTGCTCCCTCGGAACGGCAATAGTCTGGACTAGCTCGCTCTGGCTTGATGTGGCCTTCTTAATGGCGGAAAGTGGCATTGTTAGTTTTGAGGTAGTAAACACCTATGTACGGCTAGTATACAAACAGAAACGGTGATTAACCGCTGTGACTGGGCAGGGGGGGTCGTCAAGCCCCACGGAAAACCGTGCTTGCCAATATGTGTATAGTATATAAATCACGACTCCTCCTGCATGATACGACGAGTCACAAAAGATGAAATATTGATGTAAGGGCTTCCAGCCGCCGCCAAACGCTGGCGAAACTGGTAAAGATCGGCGACAGGAATATTGTAGTCAACCGAGAACTCTTGGTAAGCCCTCTCGTTGCGGACACCCTCTGTGACATAGCGATTGAAAGGAGAATAAAACTTATCGGTGCCTTCCCCTGTGGGACCGGTTGTAATTGACAGGTACCACTCACATATGTCACTGAGAATCGGACAATGACGCCCCTGTTGATACGCCTGGCGAGCTACGCCCCGTGCCCAGGTTGTTGGGTGCATGTTGTTGTCCAATTGCCAGAAAAGAGACCTGAGACGCCGAGATGGTTCTGGTGCCCATTCGTAGCGAACACCTCCCCAAACGGGCCTCATTGCCAAATAGGTCGCCATTCTCCAGCGGTGCTCTGGAAAAGTGAGCACCTTCACTTTAAAGCCGCACATATCCCACCACTCTTCATAGCGGGCCAGTGCGGCTGGTGTGCTCAAATCTGTTCCATACATGATGCGTGGACATCGTGTGATTCCGTCATCCCCTGAAGCTGAAGTGTATATCATGCGTCTGATCAGTTCAAACCTGGCAAGGGCTTCGGAGTCAGATACTCCTTTAAGATCAAATACAGCATGAGCTATTGCGAACACTCTTATAAAAAGGCATGGGGCGGAATTCTTGTAAGAGGTGTCGGAGACACCGGATCCATTCACATCTTTTACACGACATTTGTAAGGGCCAACCCTGATGCTCATGTTTTCTTCAGCGTCAAAAAGTTTGGCAATATAAGGATCCATGTTGGGGTATTGCAAACGCCGTACTCTCCGATGAAAATGGAAAGAATGATCACTGTGATTCGAATCACATGCAGTAATGTCGTCAACAATTGTGAATGGGTCAGGGAGTTCTCTGATTGTCATGTCGAGCCAGTCGTTCATTTGATCGGGTGTGGCGCACCCTGCGTAAAACATCCTGTCGGTATGTGTATAAGTCCTTGCCAGCCACTTCAACTGTGGGTGGGTGTATCTCCCCACCTCGGCTAGAAATTCTGGGCTGGGACAGCAGATGAAACGCGGTTTCTCTGTTGGCTTCTTTACAAAGCCATCATAAGCGTTAAGCTCGTGGGAGACAGATTTTTCAGCTTTTGTGAAGCCTTTCATTTTGCAGACAGACTTGCCTTTCG